CTCATCAACAAAATCAATCATAACACCTGTACAACACCCTTAACATCAGGTATCTCTTCCATTAACTTTCTTTCTATGCCCTGCTTCAATGTCATGGTACTCATAGCACATGTTTCACATGCACCGCCGAGTTTTACCTTGACATATCCATCCTCTATATCATATAGTTGTAGGTATCCACCATCAGCTTCAATATAGGGAACTAGTTCCTCTAACACTGTAAGTACGTTCTCTTCTGTTAATTCCATTTAATTGAGTTTGATAACTAAACCCTTAATTACTACGTTTGCTGCTGGACCTGACTCAATATTAATTGGTCCAGCACTTGATTTGAGATCCAAACCTGTCTTAGCAGTGAATGTACCCTTCGTAGTTGCATCTATATCAACACTAACACCTGCTTTAATATCAACAATACCAGTGTCTATCACTACTTTAGATGTAAGAGGTGTACTAGACTTGATAGTCGCACCTAATGCTGAGTTTATCGTAACAGTTCCTGGTTTAATACCATCAAAGGATGGGCAAACCGCACTACCTGTCGCCATAACATGCATACTACCAAGATTGGTTCCAAGTTTAAAATCTCCTGCCTTAGTGTTAATGGCAATACCAGTCTTCTTATCAATAATGAATGGACCTGTTGAAACACCAGCAACATCTAATCTATAAGCACCCATAACCTGATGCTTAACATCACCCATATACTTGATACTCTGATGACCTGGTGATATTAATGCTTTAGTTCCTCTAGGATCGTAATTGAATTCTGTATTTTCAGATGCTACAACCATCTTCTGACCTAAAACATATTCTTCTTTATTAGAAGCAACCTGTGTTATTGTACCTGCATGTAGTGAAATAGGACCACCACCCTCTGGTCCTGCTTGTAATTTGATACCATTGTGACCAATAAGAGTTAATAGATCTGATGCTTCAATAGTGACATTAAGAGCATCAATTCTCTTATTAGCTGTGATTTCTTCATTGTCATCACCATTTATTACTGTTGACCTCCCTACCCCATCAGTGGTATTTTCATTATCTGTCTCAATAGCACTAGATTTATTTGCATTCGCTTCAACAATAATAGGTCCACCATGCTTCTCTAACTTACCACCAGTGGTGTTTACCATAAACCTACCACCACAAGGATTGTCCTTACCTCCAGGACCAGAGACAAACACAAAATCACCTGATTGTGTGATAGTAAATCCGTGACCTGTTAACTTATTCCTAGCATCTAAATCACCACCATCAGTTCTCAGAACATACTCTTTGTTCTGAAATATAACAGTGACTTGTCTAGTAATAGTAACATCTTGTTCTTCAGCCTGACCAGCCTTGATCATCTTCTGCTGAAGTTGTTCGCTTCTATTGTTTACTTCTGATAAAGGCATTACGGACAATCAATATATGAACCAGTACCAATCTTAGCAGAACCAACCCTAACAAGTGCTTCGGTACTTAAGCAATTGAATGATGGTATCCATCTTGCACCATATCCACCACCGCCAATGATCTGGACTCGTGGATAATCATCAAATGTCAGTTCTCTATTCTTAATTCTGACACTAACAACCATACCCTTCTCAACTACAGCTTCTGCAACAGTAGAATCTCCATCAACATATACTTTAGGAGTACTGGTATATCCTGTGCCAGGTGTTAACATTGTAAAACTATCAATGATACAACGTTTCTGCTCTGTCTGTGGTGCATTAAGTTTATACCCAAATCCAGGATTTGTCACCCTAATCTCCGAAACCTGACTATTCTTATCAAGTAAAGCAATTCCAACAGCACCATACCCTTGACCTGTTATAAGGACAGAAGGTGGTTCTGTGTATGCAGTACCAGGATTCTCTATAGGAACTTGTATGATACCTCCACTTGGATCTGTTACAGGTGCTCCTGCCTTTGGTTTAGAAGCTTTTGTGTAAACATTGGTCTTATCAATATCTACAGACTCATCCAACTCTTTCAACAAATCTTCTCTACCAAAATCTGTTAACTGAGATTGAATAAGAACAGTAGCACTAGCATCTGTACCATTTATAGCAAATATAAGTCTCTCATCACCTTCTATATTAGCATCATCTTCAATACCAACCACAACTAAGGATTTATTATCTTCAATAACACAATTACCTTTCAACTGACCACCAACAATATCAGAGTTAGTAATACCCTCTCCAAATAACTGATACTGCAATACAGTACCACTATCAACATTGGTAGTTTTTATAGTATATGTTACAAACTCACCTTCTTCAACAGAACTCTTATTAGGTTCCACTGCATAAGTTGGTCCATCTGGTGTTGACACTACAGTATCACTGTCATTATTATTTGTTAGTGTATCAAATACTTCTCCAAATTCAAAATTAGTAGGATCATTTGCATTCCTTGATGGAGTAGGTGGTGTGTTATCTAGATCTACATCTGGATCTGAACTAGATCCTATCTTAGATTTGTTAATAACACATCTAGCAAGACTATTAATAAATGACCTAGTAACTATACCAGGAGTTCCTGGTGTCAATGACACAAAGAAATCTTCTGAAGTTTCTATCTCATCAGAATAAAGTGTTCTCACTTCAATAAACTTTTTCGTTTCTCCTATAGAGAATCCTACTGTTCCATTTCCTTCTTCAAAATCGGTCACATACTTTGCCGTACCTTCTATAGTTCTCCAAAAAACACTAGAAGCAATATCAGTCTTACCAGTTCTAGTAACTTCAAACTTTGCTATATCACCTTCCTTAACACTTATGTCACTAATATTATATGTTATCCTATCTTCTAATCCATCTGTCTTTTGTCTACCACCAACAAATGTAACCTCAGTGTTCTTTAACTTAACACCTTCGTATGCTTCTTCACATGTATAGGTAGCCCAATCCTCACCAGCACCGTCCCACGGCTCTTGTAAACTGTCAAGTAGTCTGTCTAAGAAATTCTCTCGCTTATCTGTTTCACACTTAGTAGTTACAGCAGTGACCTTATTGCATCTGCTATCAGGTCCAGTACACTTGATACCAAGCAAATTCAATACATAATTGATTGCTTCACCAATCATATTGAGTGGTGATGCTATAGCACCAAGTAAAGATTGTAGAGGGCCAAGAATACTGGATAGTAAATCTTCCATCAAAGACTGAATCTTATTAAGGATACCACTAACCATCTTGTCTACTTGACATGCAGCAGCTTTGTAGATGTCAAACAAATAACCAAAGATAAGATCCTCCAAGAACTTCTCTAAACGTAATCCTAGATCTGCCATAGAGCATCCAAGATCTGATAACATATTATTAAACCACTTAGTCACTGGAGTCAATCTATTACCAGTTTCACTTGGTGATAGAATTGCTTTAACAAGATCATCAACTACTCTCTTAATCTTCTCTAATACAAATCCCTTAACTTTAGCAATGAATTTCCTAACGATAAGTACAGCTTTGTTTACATACTTTCTACCAATGTCAACATAGTCAGTGATCTGACCAGTCCACTGGTTAACAACATATGTTCCTAACTGACCATTACTCTGTTGAGTATCACGAAGCATCTCACTTAAGAGACGTTTAAACTTTCCATTCAATTCACCAGTACACTTATCAGCAACTTCGACTGTAAAGTTGATACCTGCTCTATTAGATTCAGATGCATCAGCAAACTTTGCTATGGTTAGATTATTAACACCATTAGTAATTCCATCAGAAGGAGTGCCATCTAAAGCATGACCTGCATCAGTAACACTATACTCAACGACTTCATCTACTTCTTGATCTAGTTGTCTCTTATTTTCATCAACAAATGTTGTGAGATTCTTACAACCTTCTCCAGGATTAGGATCTTCTCCTGGTGGTGTTCCAGAATTAGCGACCTGTCCAATAGATCCCATGATAACAGGTTGCTGTTGTTCTTTGTCTAAAAAGAACCCCATAACCCAATCACCTGGCTCTAACTGTGGCGTTGCTGAACGCACAGCACCAGATGAATACGGAGTAGTCACAGGCATCATAGTGATTGCCCATGGTAAATCCGAACTCTTTACTGCATTACATGATCTAGGATGATGTCCTATGATCCTGACTTTATATCTCCCAGAACGTTTCTGATCTTTATTTTCTTCACCATCTTGAGAGTGTGTAGGCGACTCAACCTGTCCGATCCACCAGGCAAACCCGTCGGATCCAATTTGGTGGATTGGATATAATTGATTAAGTCCTTCCATGTTTAATCGTCATATACTAGACATTCTGGTTCGTCTGGATGTTGATCACACCATAATTCTATTGTATTAGGGTCATGATGATCTCCTGCTGCTATCTCTGATGCATGGTGAGAAACATAATCTTCTAGATCATGCAATTCTCCTTCAACATGCCTACGCATCTGAGGGTTTGTCTGAGGATCTTGTAAGATCTCTTGATCTTTTTTAATATGGTCTTCTATAGATTTCATAGTAGTTTCCTATTTTACTTAGTGGCTGTGTCTTCGTAACCATAACAGTCACGAATAAGTTCCAATACAGTATAAACGCTCATCTTGATTCTGTCAAATTGGTGATTGAGTTTTTTGATCAAATACACACCGCTATGTTCGGGATCGAAATCCCCTTCAGTTTCCCTGAGTTTTTCAGGTATTTGGTTCGGTATCATAACTGTGACCTTATCACCTGCTCTGAGATCTAAGTTACCTGGAATCGAAATCATCAGTTGCTGATTGAACAATGAACCAGCACGTGCTATAGATTGTACCAGAAATTGCTTCTGGTTATCGGTAACTTCACTTGGTTCATCACTATCTGCCTCAGACTCATTTGACGCAATTTCAGTGCCATTATGCCACAATTCGTGGTTAATGACAGAGGATAATCGTCTAGTTGGATACTGGGATAATTGTTCTTGACCCCAAGGTAACTTTGTTGCAGTACCTAGATGACCCATTTTGTCCCAGTTTTCACTTAATTTATAGGTATACTCCGTAAGAACACCAGTATTTATGTCGAAAAAGGTACATTCGGCAGAGTATGCACCTTCTCTTAATTTTTTCAGTATATCCAATTCAGACCTAAAAGTAATCTCTTGTATCTTATATGGATCCAATGCCTCTGTTTCAGTTATCATTGCTGGAGCAAACTCATATGTTGCAACAGACTCACTACCACCAAATTTCTTTGGATCTTTTGATGCCAATGAATCTATACTTCTAAAGTTAAATCCCTCTTTAGTTTCCCAAAAGAAATATCCAGCACTACCATTAAGTTGTTTAGTATCTTCTGCTGTATCAGAACTTGCAACAACTGAATCACTAGCATCAATGTCTATAGATGATGTAGCACTATTACCACTAGCAGCAAATGAATCTTTAGAAATTGCTTTAGCTTGCAAATCTCTAATAACTGCAAATGGAGACTTGCCAGCAGGGAATATCTTCATTATGTTAGTTGCTTCATCACTCCTAACCTTAGCTTCAGGTATATTAAGATAATCTTGTAATACCTTTTTAACTATTGTATTTGCTGTACCTTTCAATAGTGCATTTACTTTAACACCCTCATTAATTAATCCTGCTGTACTTATCAAACCTAAAATATATCCTTGACCTTTTTCTGTAGAAACTCTATTACCAACTTTCCATACACGAAACTCATACTGATGATCTTTACCATTCCTATCAGTGAGTTCTATAGTAACCAACTCAAATCCTTGTATAGGCATAGAAGAAGGAAGATTTGCTGCCTTATCAGATATGAATAACGTAGCAGATACTGATGGTGTAGTTATGTCCTCAAAATATTGAAATCCAAGAACAACATCAGTTAAGATAGCATAAGGCTTTATTGCATGGTCTTCACCAACTCTTCTTATTTCAATTGTTTTTATTTGAAAATCTTCTGCTGTTTTCATTACTTAAATGCCGAATAAACAAATTGATACTGATCGACCTGAGAGTCACCCATATTATCAATATGAGATATTGCTTCATTTGATTGATTTATATTAGCAGCATCCAAATTATTAACGGTAAACGTTGCTGGATCAACATCTTTCTTAGATAATTTATTCATAACATGTTCTTTAGATCCTAAGTCAACAATATCTGCTTTGTTACTAGCTAATGGAGGAGCCCACTCTGGTCTCTTACCAGTAAATCTAGGATCATTATAGTATGCATTTGGACCTTGCGTCTGATCATATTGAGCAGTTGGATCTGGGAATATAAAATCAGTAAGGAAACTTGCAATACCAAGTGCTTTTGATCCAAGTTTCATACCACCCTTAAGTAATGGTGACAACTTACTCATCATACCCAGACCTCTATTTGCTGGTGATGTCATCATTCCTCTAACCATATTAGCAGTTGAACTGTTAGGATATTTTCCACCCAACAATCTCTGAGCTAAACCCAATCCCTTAGTTGCTTGCTTAGGTTTGACAGCAACCTCTGGTGCTAAACCTAAACGTTTTAACCAACCAGGTAATCTCATACCAGAACCTCTAGGTTGTAGTACATTTAATACCTGACCTCTACTATTCATCATATTATTAAGACCAGTTCCTGGAAGACCTTTAACACTAAAAGGATTCAATCCAGTAGCTCCAGGTCTAGCATACTTAGCAGCATCAAAGAAATCTGGTGTTAGGAATGATCTACCCTTACCAGCCCAACTCAGAGCATTACTAGGTTTAAATCCACCAGAGAATATCTTAGATGCTCTAGCATTACTGGTTCCATGATATAAGTTCTGTAGATTAGAAGCACCACTTAGACCTGGACCTCCAATACCATAGTCATTGCCACCGCCACCACCTCTAAACAGTCCAAATATATCCCACCATGCACGTCTGTTCTCACTCTGTTCTTTCTTGTATATCTCCGTATTCCTACGTTCAGTCTGTTGCGACTTACTTTCTAATAAATTATTAACTTTATTACTAATGGTATCTCTGACACTAAATGCTTGAGCAACAGGACTGACAACAGCACCAACGGTTCCTTTCATGTCACTAAATCCTGGCATCGATCTGACAGCATTACCAGTAGCTTGCATTATACCCAAAGAAGCAACCTCAAACGGTAACTTCATAGCCTTCATTAAATCTTCACCAGCAACGTTAGTGTCAGTCTTAGGAAGATTTAATACATTAGGTGTTCCTGCATGCTCTGACTGGTTCTTTGTAAAGAAATTGAATGATGGAGATGATGTTGGTGGAGTTTGTGGTACTGGAAGAGACTTCTGAGTTAAACCACCAGTACCTGCCTCATATTGTGGTACACTACGAACCTTTCCATCAACAGCACTTGGTTGACCCTGTGTGTAATTATTATCTAATGGAACAATCAGTTCATCACCGTGTAATCTAGCTAAGTATCCGCTATCAGGACCACTTGCTATACCACCCTTCTCAAAATCTTCTATTTCGTCATTATCAACATCAAGATTATTCTCTAACTCATTAGCACGTCTAATTGGTTCAGTCTTTTCTCCAACATCAACATACCTCTCAGTACCAGAGAAGTCATCCTCCTTTCTAAATTCTTTTATAGAAGCATCAGTTTCTGACTGATCAACTTGTTGTTTAGCAAGTTGCATTTGCTGATTTAATAGTTCAGCAATAGCATCTAACTTAGATCCTATATGATCATTACTATATTCTAATGCAGAAGCAATAGCAAGATTGGATTGTTGAGCACTAGAGATCTCACCTTCAATCTGACTCTGTTTCTGACCAATAGAAGATACTGTCCTGTTTAAAGATTCTGCAATAGCAGCAAAGAATACACCAAGTTTTTCATCCTTGACCTCTACAGGTTTCGTCTTCTCACTAACCGTACTCTCATACCTCTTAGTACCAGATGACAGTAATGGTGTCTGTGGTTGTACTTGATGCTTTCTATCAGTTCCCTGTGCAATGTAAGGGAATGGATTCCCTACCATCTTTTCCTTTATAGAAGCAAATGTTGGTTCTGGATTTATACCACTTGAAAATGGCGTGAACTGTCCTTTTAAATTCTTAGCAAAATAATCTGGATATTTGTTACCAAAACTACGACTCCTTGCCCATCTAGGAGTCATCTTATATTTCAATGCTTGAGCAGTAAATTCACCAGGACGGAGCATCAAATCCTCTGGTTTCATTCCAGAAATCTCTCCACCTCTCTGAGCACGAGCTTTCTCAACCTTACCCATACTAGCAGCATCTATTATCTGCCCTAATATAAATGTAGTTAAATCTCCACCAACTGTGCTACTGTACCTTGCCATATTATCCTGCTAGTTTTGCCATTCTAAAGAAATCCATATTTAATCCACCAGAAACGTTAACAAATTTCCTTTCGTTATTTGTCTGGTTCACTACAGTATTATTTAACACAACAATCTGAATTCTATTCGCAGCTTCAGTCTCTAATTCATCTAAAAGCATGCTTTTATTCTGTAATTCTAGATTTCTCTTATGTAAATGCTCAGGAATATTCCAAGTTTCTTTTTGCTTATTTAAGAAAGGATCACTTAAATCATTGAATCTCTCAGAGTCATGAGTACCAAATTGTTCAAAATGTTCTGAACCAACTTCATCTTGAGTTATACCAGTGAAGTTATTGTCAATCAATATTTGTCTTATAAATTGAGCAAACTCTTCTTCACCTGCTGCATCATCTGTGAACCGATGTCTTGATTTTGTACCCATCAATTGTCTAATCCAGTCAAATCTATCTTGCTCCACATGAGGACCAAACTGAACATCAATTGCTCTATCTTCATAATGTAATGATCCTTCTGTATGATCACCAGGTTCACCACCAGGATTAACTATAATTCCATGTGCTTCTAGGACTTTTATTGCACGATCCCTTTCTTCTTTATTAGTAAATCCATAATGTTCATGCTCTCTTCCACCATCATGTAAATATGGTTCCCAATTTGCATGAGTCTGATCACCAGTATAATATTCAACAATACTATTCATTGAACTAGGAACTGCTTCCTCAACTGGTGTAATTGCTAATTTTTGTAGAAGATTATTAGGTTTTAATCCATTAGAAGATAAAACTAAATTCATTATTTTATCTGCATTAGAATAACGTGCAGCACTACCAGGCTCAAAGAAATCAACACTGGTATGCCACCCTGACATGTTACCAGCATTATTTGGTTGTAATTCTGGAACTCCAGGCTTACTTACACTCACAAACCCAACCTTACCAAGAATAGCACCACCAGTCACACGATCTCCTGGTTTAACATAAATTCCACCATCAGGGAAGTGTGCATATAAAGCATCAAATTGTTTTCCATTACTAGGATCAGTACTTCTAACTACTACTACGTTACCATAATTTTTACCATATAATAATCCTGTTTCTATAACTGTACCATCAAATAAATTGTAATTATTTCTATAATCACCATAACTAAAATCGACACCTGGTTCTCCAGACAAATCTCTACCTTGTTGACCATGAAATTGTATAGTTGTATCTCCTTGTTGTGCTAAAAGAGGACTATTTGCTGAAATATTACTATTACCACCATTACCAAAATTAAAATGTCTTCTAGGGTCAGTTAACCAACGACTATCTTGCCTTTCTTGGTTTTCTAAAGCACTATCAGCCTGCTCCTCTCTAGGATCATCAGTAGCAGTTTCAGCTTCTTTCTTAAACTTACTGATATCACCTTGCACATCAAATATACTTTGTGTATCACTTCTAGATTTTACTGGACCAGTCTTTATACCAGTGCTATAATTTACTCTCTTTACAGTAAAAGGTAGACTCGAAATTGAATTAGCGACATCCCTACTGACAGCAAGATCTTGTGCCATTTTAGCACTAGCAGATACTATACTGTCACCAATATTTTGAATATGATCTGTTGTCATACCAGTTCCAGGATCCACACCAAGAACTTTCTCATCACCATGTAGTACTTTAACTCCTGGTTCGGTTAACATAGAAGTACCAGCTTCATAATAACCACCAAGATTACTCTGGGTTTCTTCTGGTGGAGGTGGCAACCCAAGTGGATTGAATCCAAAATCTCTACCAATATCAAGAGCAGTAACACCCCATCCTAAGATAGGTATAGCACTCAATAAACTTAAAATTGCACCAGTAGTATCACCTGCACCCAATCTATAACCTGCTTCTCCAAGAGCTATCATTGTACCAACTCCAGGTACAAACTTACCAGTCTTTGCTAATGCTTTTGCACCTGTTTTAGTTGCTATTTTCTTACCTGCTGTTTCAGCAACAGAACCTGATAATGCCTTCGCCATTTTAGGAGTTCCAGCTCCTACTACTTCAGTAGCTGGTTTTTTTACTCTAAGAGCATCAGCACCAATAATTAGATCATCAAGTTTAATCGCACCTGGAGCAAACTGTTGGATTTCATTAATTAGAGCTCTACCTGCATCTGCAATTTTTGGATTACTACTCTGAGTCATTGCAATAGCAGATTCCTTAAAAGGTCTAATAACTGTATCAGCACCAGCAGATCCACCTCCAAAATCTCCACCCATTTTCAAAAATCCTTCCATAGATTTTAACATATCTAATGGAGTTGATCCTGGAAACATTTCCAAAAAGTCTCTTGTAAGGAACGGTGTTAATTCTTTTATACTAAGTTTCCTAAGTGCATTTTGAGCAGTAGTTTTTACTGCTTTTTTAGGTTTTAATGCTAATGAGTCTAGTGCTCCAGAACTTCTAGTTGCTGCTGAGAAACTTTCACCAATTGCCTTTGTCCTAGCTCGTTCTGCTGCTAGTTCTGTTGCAAACTCTACTGCTAGATCTTTCCTTGCTTTTCTTAAAGCAGCAGTTGCAGTTGCACCAGTAGCTGCTCTAGTAGATGATTTTGTTAAAATTGTCTCTAATAGAGTAGCTTGGGATTTATTTAAAAGTTTAGATTTTCTAGCCTTATCAAGCAAACGTTTTACTAACTTTTTGACAAGGTTATCAGTTAACCCACCAAGCATTCCACCCATTCCTCCCATTGGATCAAGAGCACCATAACGTCTAGTTATAGATAAATCTTTTCTCCTTGCTAACTCATTCGCCGTCCTACTTGCTTCTGCTTTATCTTTTAATCCTGTCTGATATTGATATTGTTCACTATACAATTCCAATATTTTATCAAGTTTACCTGCAATTAACTCATTATGATCAATCATGAGATTGATATTAGTCTCATGTGATTGTCTTATATCAGATAATACACCTAAACCCTTATTTACTCTAGCATCTACTTGTGTTAATTTTGAATCTATACCAACACCAAAAACACGGGTAACATAATCCCTTAGTTTTTCATCTTTTACTGGTATGTGATCATCATCTCTTAAAAGTTCATCCTTAGCACGATCAACTTCTCTACTAGACTTTTTTACGTCTTGGTCTTCCTTCTTTTCTGTTCTAGGGAAATTTGCTGCAAATCTACTTGCTTTATTAGAAGCTCTATCAGTTTGTGCAGCAGATTGCTTTGGATTAAAAACACCTATTGTTCTGGCAAATAAATCTCCACCAAATTCACTTCCTAATGCTTTAATGAATAAATTACCACTATTTGAAACATTCAGACCAGCTTGTCTATCCTTCTCCTGTGCCTCTGATTCATTTCTGGCCATACCAGCAGCACTAGCAATCTTACCCCCGATAAAAGAGGTAGTATCACCACTATATGTTGCAGAGTACCTAGCCATTCTGTGCTTGTTGTTGCTTTTGTTTGACTTCTTCGAGATATTGCATTAAAAACGCTACATAAACTTCACGTTCCCAAGGCATCCAATTTTCTACTTCTGTCAAACTGTATTTATGGTACTGCATCAGAGCAAAATTCATTCTATAGTACCCTTCCAAATTATTATGGAAGAGTGCTATGCGAAAAAACTCTGTAGACCCTCAATTGTATATTCCGAATCCACTCCAGTATTAGGGTTTACCACTGTAAAGGTATGACTCAATTTAGGTGAAGTTTGATAGAATTGTTGAATTGACTCAAATTGTTTAGTAGTCAAACCATCTACAAATGTGCGGAATTCCTTCTTTGTAGTAGTAGTTGAATCATAAACCTCCTCGCCTTCATATATCTGATCTATACTTTCTGCGATTAATTCAAAAACTTCCTCTGCATTCAATTCTTTCTGTAAAAAGTCTAATTCAACGAATCTTTGCATACCTGGATATCTCATCACAATACCCATTTCATCAGTTAACGCAATTTTGGTAGAATGACCCTCTGGCTTAAAAACCTTAATATCATCAATATTGATACGTGCTTCTGCTTTTGTCTCATTATCATCAAGACACGTTACAGTCAAAGTGATGGTTTCTCCAATAGAAGCAGCACGAATCCTCAAAAACAGATATTCCAAATCAAACAAAGGTAGCGAATCTACCTTAATTCTCGAAATAACGCAATTTTTGATTAAATCCTTAACAGCAGATGTAATCTGTTTTTCGTCTTCTGACTCTAAAGCCAATAAAAGTACTTTTTCCTCTTTTACCAAAAATGGTCGATATTTTACTGTTTTGCCATTTGAAGGTAATTCTAATTCATAGGTGGGATACCCAAGTTTCGGTAATGCCATAAAAACTAATTCAAGTCGTATATTTATATATGCGACTTTTTTAACGAAAAATGTGCGGAGATTTTTTTCCCGATTTCATGGAATCGAAAATTTTAATTTGATGGTATATATCAGTCGTTAAAAACCTGTGTCTCTGCTCCTGTGAGTCCACCCATTCCATTACTATAAATCATTGAGTGTCTAACATAATGGAAATTAACATTCACTCTAGTAACTTGAGACGATCCATATGACAAGGGAACAGCATCAATAGCATAAGGATAAGAACCTTCAAGCATATATGTGATTGATGGTACATCTGTTGCTCTTTGTTCAACCTTTGTGATATATGTGGTAGCAGTATAATTTGCTGGATAATTTAATCTATTTGTTCTGAATCTATTAGGTGTTCCAGTACCATGCATCTCTTCAACTGTTGCCTTATCCTTTATAAAATGTTGATTATTAGCACCAAATATTTCATCATACCAAACTTGAAAATACTTTAACTGCGTTAACTGTGCATCACATAAGAATCCTAGAGACACATCAGTAAACAATCTAGTGTGTGGATACTGAAACGGACCTTCACCAAGATACCTACCTGACATCTGTGCAGTAGCAGCTTGTACGTTAGGTAACTGTGCTTCATCACACATCATCATTATCCCATCATTAGTGCCACCTGCTCTAGAAAATTTAATTCGATACGAAGTAGTAAGGGACATTCCCCCTGCTGCTCCCATCTTTGCCATTACCTTATTAATATTCACACTAAATAAAAACGTGAGATCTATATTATATATGGCCAAAACTGGAATGTACAAACCCAAGAACCCTAAAAAGTACAAGGGCAATCCGACAACAATCGTTTATCGATCATCTTGGGAACTTCATTTTATGAAATTTTGTGATAGAACTACCTCTATAATAGAATGGGGTAGCGAAGAAGTCATAATACCATACCGTTCACCTCTAGATGGTAAACCACATAGGTACTATCCTGACTTTTATATTAAAGTAAGAAAGAAAGACGGAACTTATGGTAAGTACATCATAGAAATAAAACCAAAGAAACAAACAAAACCCCCTTATGGTAAAGATAAAAGAACATCTACCTACAAAAGGGCTGCTCTAACATTTGCAAAGAATCGTGCTAAATGGGATGCTGCCGAAGACTGGTGTGGAGATAGGCAGATGGGTTTTCTAATATTAACTGAAGATAATTTAGGAGTGTAGGAGTATGAACAATGGCACAAGGATTTGGAGACATACAGCGATCTGCTGCAAAAAACGATAGTGGATATGAAACTATATTTGAAAAAATAACCACATTAACTGGCGGTGAAACTAAAACGTACACATGGTATAAAAATGCTGTGCGTAAAGAAGTAAATAGATTCAAGGAAGACAAAAATAAATTCCATAGAGATGAAAGATATGATTCTCTTGACTCTGAAGATGAACAAGATGGAAATGTATTGAGAAGGTATGCAGTGCAAGGTCACATGTACCTCTTCGAATACAAAGCACAGTCTAAATATCTACCATATTGGGACAAATTTCCGCTTGTTTACTGTATTAAATCTGACCCAAGAGAATTCTTTGGAGCTAATCTACACTACATGACACCTAAGAAAAGAATACTTGCTGTCAGAGATCTAATGAAAGGTAGAATCAACTTACCTAAGGCTTGCTTCCATAAATATCTTAAGTCTAATATAGATGGTCTCTTATTAGATCTATCTTCGGAAGAATGGGATACAGCAATCCTACTTCCAATAGAAGATTTTGTTATTACTCGGAAAGCATCTGAATTTAATTTCAGAAAGGAAGAGGTGTGGAATGAAACTAATGAAAACTTCTACGATAAAATCAAAGCACGTAGAGTTGTGAGAGGTTATGGAACACAAGAATCAGTAGCAATGGCACAATGAACGCAGATTTAAAAATCGAAAAGATACCAACTACAGCAACTCAAATAAAACACGATGGGCAGAGTAATTTTCTGATGGCTGCTGGTCAAACGTATTATTTTGATGCAACAACTGATACATTCTATGTACATAAGTCTGACGCTAATGCTACTCCTGTCAATCAATATTTCTATGCTTCTCAGAAAGAAATAGATGAACTACTAGGAACCTTTGATGTAAAAAACCAAATTAAGGATTTACGTAATGAATGGATAGCAGAAAATGGTGCGTATCCTGAACGTGGTTTTCAAATACCAGACGGTGAAGATAGTTCTACGTACCTTAATCTAGAAGCAGTTACAGGTAATCCAATTGCAATTAAAGAAAGAGGAGAAGCGAGTGGATCAACAGGTTCATTACGTTATCCTAATGATGATAATATAACCAAAGAAAGTGACTATGTTTTATTTGAATTTGGTGAATATCTACCACCGTTTTATGACTTAAAACAAAAGGCTAATGCTGGTGTCCCTCCTGGTGTGGATGATTCAGCAGTACAAATTGCTACAGGTGGATCTAGATATGCTAGTTACAATGAATCAGCAGTATCTTTCAAACCATTTGAAGATGATGCAAAGTACAGACCAATCATCATGTACATGCCTCAAGATGTATCAACTGAATATAAAACTTCATGGAATGCTAAATCATTTAGTAACGTTGGTAGAGGTGTAATTGCTAGTGCTAATGGAGACTTCGATAAACTAAAAGATTATAATGTTCCTCAAGGTTTACGAACTGCGTTTGCATCATTGTTTCAACAAGGTGTTAACTCTATTCCTGGTATCGGTGGAAATATAAGTTTGAATGATGTTACTGGATCTACAAGAGGTGTGATACTAAACCCAAACGTAGAAGTTTTGTTTGATCAACCAGACCTAAGAGAGTTTGGATTAAAGTTTAAGATGACTCCACATGATAAAAAAGAAGCTCGTGTCATCAGAACAATCTGCAACACATTCAAACGTGCTTCGCTACCAGGTTTTGGTTCTGTTGGTAAAAGAAATTGGGAAAAACAATCCTTAGCAGAAGAACTAGTTGAAGCAGGTAGAAGTAATGATGCAGATGATCCTGCTATAGGTGGTGGAAACTTCATAACAATACCACATCAATGTAGAGTTTCATTTATGAAAGGTGGTACAAGACACCCATACCTAACACAATATAAAACATGTGCTATCACAAGAGTACAAGTAAACTATACTCCTGATGGAGCATATGCTACTTACGAAGATGGTTCACCAGTAGCAACAGAACTATCACTAGACTTCTTAGAGACAAAACTTGTCTTCAGAGATGACATTACAAACAGCGGTCCCTCACTATAATGTTCTTTTCATTACTACCTAGTATAGAATATACTAAATCTCCTATCAGTTATCCATTTTCGTCAGCTGACTATACTATTGCGAAGAATTTCTTCAAGAAGTATAAGATAGATGAAAACATATATGACTATGCAATATACTTTGACAAGTATGTCTTGCAAACAGGTGAAAGATTAGATACTATTTCAAATAAAGTTTATGGTAGTGTAAGGTATGACTGGGTGATAGCAATAACAAATAACATGGTGAATCCTGGTTATGATTTACCAATGGATGATAATGCTATAAGAATTCATAGTGAAAATAAGTATGGCGACCAAGCATATAGTGGTGTACATCATTACGAAACTATTGAATATAAAGACATCAAAGGTAACGTTTTGATACCTGCTGGTCTAAAAGTAGATCACACATGGTATACTAGTTTCCATGACCTCAACAATGGAACTGGTCCTGTTAGTATACCAGGCACAGCATTGGCAAGGGTGATATATAATTATGATTATGAAGTACAGAAGAACGAAAAATACAGAGAGATATATCTACTCAAACCAGCATTGATCGATGTATTTTTATCAGATTTCAAGAAGACTAACAAGTATCAACAATCATCTGACTTTATAACGTCAACACTAAAGAAAACTTCAACAGTATGATATTTTGGATTGGATTTTTTGTGATGGTATTTAATGAAGGGTTCGTTATCATGCGACACCAGTCTAAATTCTTTGCACAATTAAGAGAAGAACTCATCAAAGATTTTGGTGATGGATGGAAGAAGTTTCATTCAACAATGGATTGGGTCTGGCTTGGTGGAGTTATTCTAGGACTCTTACTAGCAGGTAGTCAAAGACTTACTGACATCGTTGCCCTTGTAACATTCTGGGGTTGTGTTCTGTTCTTTGTTTACATACCTAAGTGGGTAGGATAAAAAACTTTTAGGCAAAAAAATACCCCGAAAATTTTTCGGGGTTTTATAGAATTGAAAAATTAATTTTGGTGATCTGGTGGTGTCTGTTCCACAGGTTGTAACGTTACCAAACCTTCGTACACTACTGGTGGTGAACAACAGTCAGCTTCTTTATGTGCATGCTCTAGCAGATGTTCAACCTTTGCATTAAGTTCTTCTAGCAAACCAAGAACATGATCTACACGAGGATCAAGAGATGCTGGTGGATAGTCTACTGTAAAAGTTTCATCAGCAGTTGATGCATCGAAAGTAACACTACCATTAGCAGAATCATCTGTTGGATATGGTACGTTAACAACACCATCAGGAGTATCAGGTGCAATGTTCTCTGGATACAATCCAGGTTGCTCTGTCACCTCAGTGCCTGGCACTGGTTCATTATTATACTCAGGTGTAAAGTTTGAATTTGTCATTAGTTTTTTACTTAGAGATTAGTTCAGGTAGTTCATCCCCTCTCTGCTTCTTGGTAGAGTCAGGATATATTCTCTTATCATCTGATTCATATGGTGGTTGAACAGATGTAATGAATGTACTTAGGTCTGGTGGTGCTGTACCACTGATAACAGAATGACCTGTAGCAACTAGTCCAATGGACAGTGTTGTTGCTATCATAGTTGCTTCTGCCAACTGCAATAGTCCTACTAGCATTTCCTTATTTAGATTCTATAATCATATTATACACAAAAAAAGGGGGAAACGTAGCCCCCCTGTGACAGTTTAATAACTGTCTTCTTTGCTTTCAATGTACTCTTTGTTCTGCCTACAGATACCATGTACATCAATCTCTTGATGTAAGTGAGCAGAGGTGTGAAGACCCTCTATCAATAAGAGAATTGCTAACATCATTACTGGTAACATCCATAGTGGATGTCCAGCAACCTCACCTGCTGTTTTCATCGGCATAAGAGAAAAAGAACTCGTCCATCATTCTGTCAGCATTTTCTTTACCGAAGATGCCTGTCATATATCCTAAGATAGGATCAAGTTTCTTCATGTAAATATCAAAGTCTTTATAGAATGATGTGTCCTCACCAGTTGGTAGTGCTTCATCAATCATACTACGATAAGTTTCAAGGTACTCTCTGAATTCTGGTAGATATTTATCAACCTCATCAAAGGTACAGTACCTAACAAAAATGTTCTCTGAAAAATGGTTGCCCATCTCAAAGAACCTGTAGTCTCTTTCTGCTTTAGGTAAATTAGGTAAAGAAAATAAAAACTTTTCAACTGGATGTTGGAAGTCAAATACAATGATGACTTTCTTTTCATGGAAACCCATGAGATCCATCCCGAAACAGGGAAGATAACTCCCTGTCTTAGGATAGATTACATTGTTATAGATATCACATTTTTTATTGTAGATATCTACTCGTCTTGACTTTATAAAATGCGGAGCAGTAAAGATGTCTGCTGTTAATTGCATACCACCTTTACCTGTCCACTCACACCACCGTGAATCAAATTTAAACTCAGGGAAAACATCATCAAGAACTTTTTTATAGTTGACCCAGAGGTCAACTGTATTAGTCATCAGATGCTAGTGATGCAAAATAAGATAGTGCATCGTCATCATCAACGACTGCTTCCTTCTTAACTGGACTAGCAGAAGCACCTACCTTCTCTCTGAAAGATGAAGGAGTAACACTTGCTGTTGGTGGTGCAGTGATAGGAACCTCAAGTTCTTCAGCAACAGGTGCTGCTTGTCTACGTTGACTAGTACCTAAAACAAGATTCAATCTTGCTTCGAGGTCATCGTAGGACTTGAAGTTGTCTTTCGCTGTGAACGCTTCGAGAGAGTGCTCCAACTTCCATGTTGCTTCCAGTTCAGAATCATCTGCACTAAGAGCAGACACACTATCAAACTCACTGCTGTCATAATTCCAGTAACCTGCTACTTTCTTAATCTTTAACTTGAAGTTAGCACCTTCCCAAAGATCAAACACATTTACTGGTGTCTCATCTTGGAACTCAGGTTGCATTGCTGCAAGGATCTTGTCATGGATCTTCTTCCCATACTTGTATAAGAATACTTTACCTTCGTTCTCAGGGTTCTTTGGATCTTTTACAACATAGATGTTGCTGTAGTATGAAAGCTTACGCTTCTGCTTACGTGCAGTATCTTTGTCTGCATCTTCACCACTGTTCCATAGTCTGCGGTTGACTTCACCTACTGGATCCTTCTCACCTAATGTTGTGAGACTGTTCTCAATGTACCAACCACCTGTTCCTTGAAAGGCATGTGAATATAACTTTGCCCAAGGTACTGTCTCACCATCTGGTGCTGGTAAAAATCTGATGACTGCATAACCGTTACCGCTTGCGTCAACTTCTGGTTTCCAAAATCTATCATCAGCATTACTGTTTGATGATGATTTCTCTAGTTCCTTCTGAAGGAATTGAAAATTGCTACTGGATTTTTTCTTTAATTCTGCGAATGACATATTGTTTTAGATTTAATTGGATTTGTTTTGTGTAAACCATCTGCCCCACTCTTACGAGTTGCATCTTAGGTTTGGGGTGGGAGGTAGGAATAATGTATACCTACAAACACAGGGCATTTCTACATAAGTAAATTTTTACTGCGTTGCATGAGTCCTGTCTGGTTGGACAGTTCTGTTGTTACCAACAGCGAGCACCACCTCTGACTCATCACCTTAACTAGACCATTGCCAGCAAGTTTGATTCAGTCACTCCCGTATCAGGTAGCGAACCCGATATACTATTTATAGCACGGTTAGGAACCTTTGTCAAGTCCTTCAACATGCTTTCTGTATGCTGTAACTTTTTTTAACAAATCGTTGAACATGTTGAGTACATCCATGTTAGGGTCACCACCAAGCAACAGTGCTGCTTGCTTCATGTTCTCTTTGATAGAGTCTGCCTCTGGATCATCAGTCAATTGGATACGAGTATAAAATATCTTTTGTTTCTCTATCAACTGTATCAACGCATCAAAATATTCTAACTGCTGTTCCCTCTTTAATAATGGAAGGTTCATAGCAGATTTGAAACAGAACTCTTGGAGTACTGTCATCTCTTGTATAGTACCACGTACCAGTTCGGACTGAAAGAATGTTCCCATTAGACTAGAAGTAATTTTGCTCTTGATGTTTTTTTAATAAAGTTTAGTTCCTGTGCTTCATATTTAATCTTTTCTTTGAGTGGTTTTGATAGTAACTTAGGTACTGATTCCACTTCAATCTCATTCACTTCACAGAAATGTAGAACTGCATCAATATAATTCATATCAGAATTGTGGATAGCAATCTTCTCAACTTCCTGCGAAAACTTTGCAGGTGTCATAAATTTATCCTCTAGTAGTTTTGATTTATCCATATTTGTTTTGGTACTGGTCGATGTATTGAATAAGTTTCAAAAGAAACTCTTTCTTTGGTGGGATTACTTTCACTTGTGTCTCACCGTTTTCACATGCGACAATAGTCACCAGTTGTTTAACAGTTATACCATAAATCTCCTGTAAACAACATGCATATGCTGTCTCTTGGATATAATAGTCGTAAAGGTAAGCCTCTCTCTTAGGTTCGGCAGCAGTCTTAAAGTCTATGATGGATAAGACTCCATCAAATTCAGCAATACAATCAACACGACCAGCAATTTCAAGATGATCAGAGTATAATGCTGCCTCTTGCAAGAATATATTATTTATCCTGTCTAGCACACGCTTACTTGTATTAAACATGACTACAGGTAAAGGAGAATCCTTGTAAGAATCTATGTCTAGATTATTGTTAAAGTAATCTTCAACGATAGAATGATACGTTGTTCCTCTAGTGGTAGAACGTTTACAGATAGCATCTGCTTTAGCACTACCTATCCTTGCTCTCCACTTAGCAATGCCAGCCTTCTTAGCAGGGTTATTACTAATGACTGTAGTGATAGAAGGATAGTTGTGACCACTAGGTGTGGCATACAACCTCCTACCTTCTACCATCTCAGCATTCATTTTAATGGGACTGATGTCCTCCTTGTGTATAAACATTATAAACTAAGCGACATCTTACTAATGAGATAAGACTTTATCAATCCAGAACGAACGATATCATTCACCCCAAACTCAACCATAGAAAACTCTTCCATGTTCTCAAGGATACGTTGGAAGTCTATGATACCATTCTTCTCTTTGTCTCTAGTTAAGTCTGTCTGATTTACATCACCACAGAACATAATCTTAGAGTCTTGACCAACACGAGTCATAATAGAATCTAACTCGTGGAAGTTAAGGTTCTGGCACTCATCCACTATGATGACAGAATTATCTAATGTTGTACCACGTAGGAAAGATGTAGACCAAAATGATACGGTCTCTTGATGTTTAAGATTCTCATAAAGCATCTCGAAGGATGCATCATCAGGCATCTCAAACATAGACTGAACCATATTCTTATATGGTATCTGATATAGAAGAGACTTGTCTTCATGATCTCCTGGTAAGAAACCAATCTCTCTCGTTGCTACCAATGATCTAACAATATAAACCTTTTCGAATGGTGTATGATCATTAAGAACATCCTTGAGTGCAAGATACAATGCCATGAATGTTTTACCTGTACCAGCACATCCATAAGCAAAGAGGTTCTTGTCTGCACCCCACTCTTTAAAGAACAACTCTTGATTCTCAGTCAAGGGTTGTATGTCTGTCATGTAAGAAGAATCAATAGGTTTCTTACGCCTCAACTGTCTCTTAGACATAGCACGAGGGTCGGGTACTTTTTGTTTACGTCCTGCTGCCATTAACCTTGCCCCCAATCATATCCACGACGATCCCATCCCTTATCAACCCTACCTGCTCTTCCAATAACATCTTTCCATCCTGGATGTGTCTTACTCATCTTGTCACGCCAGTCACCTACCTCCGCAACATCACCACAGACACCTGCTTGCCAATCTTTATCCCAGTCGGGATTATCTTTTCTCCACTGATCATATTCTTTCATAGTCATAGAGAGTTCTTGTTTCTCTTGAGTTTTTAAATTTATTACAGGATATGTTGGCATATTAATTCCACTCCAATGCTTTAGATACTATAGGAAATTCTTGAATAAAGATAGACCTAACCATCTCTGCTATATCCATGTGTTCCTTCTGGGTTCCATGTGCAGAACGTAAGTCTATGTAATGCACCCATGAGCGTACACTACCTGTCATATATAACCGAGTCGGTGTAGCAAGAGGTAGTACAAACCGAGCACACTCCTTAGCAATACCTGCATGAAGCATCTTCTTATAGAGATCAATGCTCTGATCAAAATGCTTACGCATCTCAATCTCAAAATTCTGTTGTGTTATAGGATCTATATCATCAATAGAATTCTGTCTATTCTTTGTGTCCTGTCTACGAAGTTCAGGTAAGGGTATGTCTTCTCTGATATGAGATACATCTGCATACCTTTGAGAGAACTCTTGATATGTAAATGATCTATGCCTTAATATCTGTGCAGCGAGACCACGTGTAGTCTCAATCTCCACAGTCATGTGTGCTTGCTCAAAGACTGACCAATGACCGTGCTTTATGCAGTAACTCAGCAAACCAGCCACGTTTGGGTTGTCTTGGTTGTTCGGGTTGCTCACCCTCGCCACGTACCCCATCGTCTCCTCTGCTTTGGGTGTGACTGTTATCAGTTTCACTTGTTGCATACTTTTTCTTTAATGTTTTCCGAATATACTTGGCGTACTTGACATCCTCTTTAGTATACCACTCTGGATGCTTTTTGGCAAGCTTGATTATTCTTTTCGCTGTCTTCCTTTTGTCCTTTCTCTGACTCTCTTCCACCATAAGGCTATTCTACTTCATTAGGTATTTATATCCGTCTTTCAACACAAAAAAATCTGGGAAAAAAATTTCCCAGATTCATGTAAACCAAAAGTGAATTTTGATTTTTATGCAGCAACCTTGCTGCTGTGCTTCACACCACGATAAATCATGTCTGATTTAGCAGGTGCATCTGCTTTACGTGTATCAGTGTCGTACTTGACACCACGATAAGTGACTTTTGCCATTGGGTTTCTCCAAAGTAGTAGGGGTTTTAATCCGTTCCTTTAGTCAACTTTTACGTCCCCAGTCGAAGGGGGATGAACGATTTCGTTCCGAGTCGGCTTACTTGCGTCCTGAATGTATCAGGATGAACGTTATGTGTTAATAATAACACAGTTATATTATATAGTCAAGTAAAAATGTATCAACGAATACAATTTTGTAAATGTCGTAACAAAACTTGACAACTATTTAGGGTGTATCGTCTGACATTACCATCTAAGTATGCTTGTAACAACATATGAGTGATGTCATTATAGTATGGATACTTCTCAGCAATAAACTTCTGACAATAATATAGATCTCTTGTGAACACATCCAGTTTGGTTGTCAAGAATGTATTTCTTAAGATAAGTTTAATGAATAGTCTATAGTTTTTTAAAAGTAAAGGGTGACCTTCATCAAGATAGTGACTCAACCATTCATATAATAACTTAATAGAATCTATATCTTCCTGTAATAAAACTGGTAGATGTTTCTTATGTAAATGTCTTACACTAATGTCATGACCATAGATGCATGTGATACGAAACCTTTCATACCAATCAAACCCATCTCTATTATTAACTATACAATCTAACTCTAAACCAAACTCATCTAAGATACGTTTCTCAAGTGCAGTAGTACTATCATCAGGCATAGTATCTGATAGAACAGAGAAATCTATATCATATATTGGATTCATTTCTCCTTTGATGTAGACAGAATGAACTTCATCTAATGGAAGTCCATTCAAAAATACATCACATATATTTTGTGTTTGTTTAGGTACAGGTTGTATTTCCCTAGTAACATACTCATCTATGATTTTATAGTAAGTACCTATTGGTTTAATCTGCCTCATAAGAATGTGGTACATAATCAGGACACAACATAGCACCGACCATTTCTCTGGCAGGTATGTTGTTGTCGCATAGTTTTTGCATCCAGATCCGTTCGTCTAAAGAAACTTCACCGTCTGTTGATAACATTCTACACACAATGTCAGTTAATTGCAACTGGGATGCGTTGCTTAACTTGTTGGATGGCTGCTGGAAGAATTGCATATTCTTGTCTCTGTATTTTAGGTGTTAATGTTTCTACTGTATCATTAGGTTCAATAGGAACTTTCAATTGAAGTATGACTTCACCTGAATCTAACTCATCATTTACATAATGAACAGTACATCCAGTCTCAGTGTCACCTGATTCTAATGCTTGTTCTATTGCATGAAGTCCTTTATACTTTGGAAGCAGTGATGGATGTAAATTTATTATCCTATTAGGAAATGCTTTGACAAACTCAGGTGATATCACCTGCATGTATCCAGCAAGAACAATAAGATCAACTCTCCATGCTTGCATTAATTGAATGATCTGTTCCTCATCCTTATGTTTTATATAACAATGAGGAATACCAAATTTGTTTGCTCTCTTAGCAGCACCACAGTCTTTTTTATTGTGTATCATCAACACAACCTCATCTTCCCAACATGATCTAAGAATATTTTCGAAGTTGGTTCCGTTGCCAGAACATAATACTCCTAATCTCATAGCGATTAATGCCTCTGATCTATGTATCTAATGATACTCAACAATTAAATTACCAGATAATGTTGTTCCAGTATTTCCAGGTAAAACTTCATGTCCTATAAAGGATGGAAACAATATCAAAGATCCTGGTTCTAAGTTAGGTCTGTAATCCATTCGGAATACCTTTGAGCAGTCACCAAAATGATTTTGAATCAATGGCATGATGGGATGAACGAATGCAGTCTTGGATGTTACATCTTCATAGATGATGAAACTCCACTGTGCTTGAGGATGAATATGATACCCTTGATAAGATCGAGGATCATATTTGTTCCTCCACATACCCATGAACTCAATAGACTTAACCTTATCTGGTAATGAATCTAACATAGGTCTGATGACTGTCAACAAGTACGCCCATGTACTGTCATAAATCTTAAGACCATTATTAAAAGTGGTGAGCACCCCACTCTCCCAAGTAGGTGAGAACTCACCAACGCCAGTCTTTATTTTTTTCAAGTTAATCTTCTCTTCGAAGACAGGAATAGCAAAGATTTCTTTCTTCACTTATGACCTACCACCCCATTGGATGCCAGGAAATGCTTCACTTACACATGCCTTAGTAATCTTCCAACGCTTACCAAGTTTCTTATCCTTAACAAGTACAAGCACCTCTGCTTCACCTTGATTGAGACCCTCTAGCATTTGAATAAACATATTCTCACGCTTGGTACGAGATACATTTGATCCACCCTTAAAGAAATGATGAAGCAACCTCGCCTCTTTCTCTAAGAGTGTGTGTTCTGTACCTTCTGGTGCATCATTAGGTGTGTAAGGTACACTACCTTCTGGTAGCATACTAATTACTGTGTCATCAAAGTTAATGATGAATAAAGATCGCAATGCTTGAGTGTTATACTTCTTCAACAATGTAATCTTTTCTTTCTTTGTCTTTGCGTTGGATACTTTTTGTAGTACCTCATGCATCAGGAGTTTCATCTAGTTCATCCTCATTAATAAATTTTACTGATAGTAGTTGCTCGTTGATTAATTGACCGTGTTCATCATACATTTCTGGGTGATACCCTACTTCATCTCTAGACCACATGTAATCATGTGCAAAATCTTTTGCCGTCCAACCAACAATGACCCCGACACATAAAAACAAAAAAGATAATGTAGCCGAGAAAAAAAGAATCGTAGTATCTGTCATTGTACTTCTCCAGTTATGATGGTGTGTTCTTCTCCCATCTCAGATCAATTATAAAATAATAATTACGTCTGAACAGAGAGAACGCTTTCTTAAAACCAAAACCTTTCTTTGGTATAGGTTCTGTCTTCTTCCTCCTAAGCATTAGTTCTATACCTTTATTTATAGACAGATCTGGAGGCTTACTTTTATCTGGCATTAATGTATCCTTTCTTTATTAAGATTTTGGCGACCTCAACTAGACTACCAACAGGTTCACCATCTATTATAACATACGGATACCCCTTAGCATCAGGATATTTCTTTACAAATTCTTTACGATTGTTATCATCAATCTTGATCTCTTTAAAAGGTAGGACTGCTTTCTCCATAAGAAGTCTCATCTGTTCGCAATAGAAACAACCGTGAGAAGAATACACTACAATATTCATTCCAAAGACCTTTTCTTCTGGTTCTAGATTTCCATGCATAAAAAAATGGGTGGTATTACCCACCCATCCTATCAGATTATGATCAGTCTGTCAACCAAGTAGGTCGTCTAGATGGATCACGTAAGTAATTTGTAGAAACCCAAGACTTACTAGAGATATACTTTTTGTAAGCAGTAATAGTGTCAATGCTTGTGTCAAACTTGAACTCGTCAGGCATAGCACGTGTGAATGGAGTAGGACATTCGACGGAAGGAAATATAGTGTCAGCATACTCTAGAGTAAACTGACAACTGTGAACCTTGTTGTAACGATGTGTGTACTCAGCACACAAAGCAAGACCATGCTTGAGCAACCAACGGAAATTTTCTTGCGCCCAGATAGTGCATGGATGATTACGAAACGCACCCTTAGCAGTAGCATAGAAACCACTATCTTTCTTGGGTAGGTCACCGTAACCATGACCCCACTGATGAGAAGCAACAATAGAGAGCATCTGACAGGTCTCTAATGGCATCTTGACAACGTGCTTGTCAGGTAAACACTGTGCTGAAACAACAGGATCAGGATCAGTTACAAAAATGTTCATAAAAAAAGAGGGTCGTTAGACCCCCTTATTATATCACGTTGTGATTAAGTGTCAACCAACTGAAGGAGCAACGAGTGCAACCTCAGATGAACCAGCAGATGCTAGGTCAAGTGGGAAGTTGTGTGCATTTCTTTCGTGCATTACTTCCATACCTAAGTTTGCTCTGTTAAGAACGTCACCCCATGTAGGAACAACCTTACCAGATGCATCAACAACCGACTGGTTGAAGTTAAATCCATTGAGGTTGAATGCCATAGTACAGATACCCATAGAGGTTAACCATACACATACTACAGGGAATGTAGCAAGGAAGAAGTGAAGACTTCTACTGTTGTTGAATGATGCATACTGGAAGATAAGTCTACCAAAGTATCCATGAGCAGCAACGATGTTATATGTCTCTTCCTCTTGTCCAAACTTGTAACCATAGTTCTGAGAATCTAACCCAGTGGTTTCACGAATGAGTGAAGAAGTAACTAGTGAACCATGCATAGCAGAGAAGAGTGCTCCACCGAACATACCTGCGACACCTGCCATATGGAAGGGGTGCATCAGTATATTATGTTCTGCTTGGAATACGAACATGAAGTTGAACGTACCAGATATACCTAAAGGCATACCATCAGAGAAAGA